GAAACGGAGCAGCACCGTCACGGACCCAGCGCATCATCATGTTGGCAAAGTTCTCTTCCGCCTTGACATCCCAAGTCCATCCGCCGGTGCCATCAGGCAGTGCACCAGAAGCACGGGACATGGTGTCAATGTCAGCCTCAGACAGACCCCAACGGAGATTGCTGGGGAGATTCTTGTCAGCAATGTTGCGTCGAGCAATGTGGGCAAACTCGTGGATGGCAGTGTCAACATCTGCGCCTTCCAGCAGGCCGACGACAGCACGGCCTTCATCAGCAAACGTAGCAAACCCACGGGGCTGTCCAGCATCCTGCATGAGGATTTTGGCAGCCTTGCGAGCAGAGATTACTTCTTTTCCTGCTGCTCCGGTTGCGCGAGGTACCCGTCCGGCAAGGACTTCAAACGCTCCAGCATCTGTGACAGTAAGTTCGGAGTCAAGGAAGGGACGGACTTTGGCTCGGACTGTGGAAGAGATCCCAGCGAGATCTTCAAGAAGTCCTTTGCTAGCACCGAGTCGAGTGAGTTCATTGAGTACCTCTGGCTTTTCGATGATTTGAAGAAGATTCCAAGAAGCGAGAAGATCACCATTGGTGATGTTCTTGAAGATATCCTTGGAAGGCACACCCATACGCTTGAGTGCTGCAATAGTGTAGGCAGTTCCCCAGGCTCGCTCCTGCGCCTGAGCTGGCATAATACCCATTTCGCCAGACAGCTTTCGCATGGTTGCAGAGAACGCCGAATAGTTCGGGGCCTTTGCTAGCCAAGCCTTCTTCGCATTGAGAATAGCCTTTGGCTCAAGTCCCTTAAACATGCTGTCTGGAAGAATCTTAGCCATGTAAGTATCCAGAACAACATTGTCCATTCGGCCAGCAGAAGCCTCCATGAAAGAAGGAGTCTTACCGGCACCCGGCTTCATCCCACTACCAGCAAGGTTCTTGTACAGACCGGCGGTGTCAACCTTATTGATAAGGTCATCAATGGAAGCATCTGGGTTGGCTTCCTTAAGTGTTCGGAGCCGACCAAGGAAGTCGTTGGCAATCTTTGAAGAGCCCTTGCTATATCCCTCAGCCATCCCCTTCACATTCAGGCGGCTACCAACATTCTTGATTACAGCCTTCATTTCTTCAGCAGTAATGTCAGAAAGGTTTCCACCACGGACTCGCTCAATGAAATCGGCAGTGATACCAAGACCAAGACGGGTGTGACTTGAGACCTGGTTCTGTGGGGACGTGGCAGAAGAGAAGCCAGCAAACAACTCTGATCGGGTATCTCCAACAAGAGTGCGGAACATCTGAGCACCCTCTTCATATCCACCCTGAACAGGCGCACCCATCTCAATAGCAGCACGAAGCTGCGGCACCATGGTCTTCTTGAATGTCTTGTAGTTATTGATAAGAGCAGTAAGTGAGGCGGGGCTCTTAATGCTGGACCATTCTTCTGGAGTCAGAAGACCCTTGAGTTCTGTTGCACTCTTTGGGAGATTTGCGGCGGCATCAAACCGGGCACGCTGGAACAGGAACTTTTCCGCAGGGGCGTACTTGACGTTCTTAGCAAGAACCAGCGGACCAACCTGAATAACTTCATCAGCAGCAGTCACCGGCTGCATGGTGGCACGGTCATAGAAGTACGAGTGACGGGTTGGGTCCATGCCCACCTGTCGCCACTCTGGGCTGTTCAGCGCAGCATCAGCCATCGACTTTGCTTCGGCTGGGGACATGGCCTTCCAGTCACCCTTGATGGTCGCAATGGTTCCCTTCTCATTACCAGCGGCAATAGTCAAGGCAGCCTTTTCAGACATGCCAAAGGTGGCGTTGGTAACCGAAGCAGTGCTCTCGTAACCAATGGACTTACCAGCGGCAAACCCAGGGTCCTGCTCATGGATCGAAACGACCCAGGTGTTGTGCTTTGAGTATGCCTTAATGTCAAGACGAAGACCCACGGGGTCGCCATCCTTAAGGGACTCAGCAGCCTTGCCAAGGCGAGGGACCTGCTTGGAATCCAGAGCCGTGCTCATCTGTTCCATCGTGGCAGGCTCAGGGACTGACTCGTAAGGAGTAACCGGCTTGTACTGATCAACAAGAGCCGAGTATTCCTCCCTGGTAATCTCACCAGCCTTGAGCTTGTTCGCAGCATCCTGAAGCTCAGGGATGCGGTCAGTCACCTTACGCGCCTGAGCAAGAGCCTCGCCGCCAGTCCCCAGGATCTCCTGAAGAGTCTTCTGTGCAGCATCACCGCCCTGCAACGAGAGCTTGCTACGATCAATGCCCATGTAGTCAATGAGCACGTTGACCGCTTCGGCTTCCTTGTCGTTGGTGACGGAAGGCAGAGCCTGCTTGATCACCTGACGGTGCTCGTTACGGATGGCTCGGGCTTCAGCAATGACAGCCTGATCCGCATCCTTACCGATCAGCTTGGCGGCATAGCCAGCCTTGTACATACGGAAACCCTGAAGGGCAACGTCAAGGACGGAGCCAAGGCTCGCTTCCTCAAGGGCGTTCTTCAGGCGGCCCACTGCCATGGAGTCCTCAGGGGTAGCCTGAAGGAATTCAGTAAGGGGGTTCTGAAGTGAGGGGTACTGCTGAACCAGGTTGCTCAGACGATCCTGCTGGCCATCAAACACCGTGAAGCCAGTAATGCCCGAAGCCACCGCAGTCTTGCCAAGATCAGCAAGACCCTTAGCGGCCTTTACTTTGGCACCAAGGCTGGCCACCTGAGCAGTGGCAGTAGCAGCCTCACTCACCAGACCAGCAGCCTCAGCGGCAACCGCCGCAGCCCGTGCGGTGTTTGCAGCCGCAATCACCTCAGCGGTGCCCATGGCAGCCGCACGGCCCAGACCCAGGGCCTGACTGGCCTTGCCCACCTGACCAAAGATAGGAACAAAGCCCACAGCAAAGTTGGTGATACCCTCAGTCAGGTCACCGGCGAAAGTGGTCGAGTCCTCCAGCAGACCGAACCGCTTCTCAAACGTGGGCTTCTCAGAGAAGATGCTGGGTAGGTTAGCCACCGAAGACGCAGCAGACAGGACACCACGAGGGATACCCATGAGGGCATCAGCGGCGTATCCAAAGAACCCCGGGGACTCCTGGGGTGCAGCAGCGGTACCAGCCTGAGCAACTGCGGAAGTGGCTGAGGTAGGCGGAGGAGTGAACTTGAGGGGCTGCTTCTCCAGCTCATCAAAACTCATCATCGAACTTTGGAATGTGCTCATTGTTTTTTATTTCTCAGATGCTGGACTCAGTGCCAGTGGTGTTATTTAGGGTTGCTTGAGAAGGTTCTGGGGTGGGGAGGACAGATGAGGGCTGCCGAGACATGAACAACATCCGCTGTGCTTCCAAGAATCTGTTTGGATCGAACGGCAGCTTACCCTCAATTTTCTTAATGTAAGTGTCAATCGGACCAGTGCCTTCATTTTTGTACTGAGTGGCTGCCTGCTTAAACGAGGCATAGTCGGGGAACAGGATGTTCGATCCCCAATCAAGCATGTCATCTGTGATGGTAAAACCTTCACGGGTCTTACCGCTCTGGATTTCCTGCTCAGTCATACCACGGAAAGACACGCCAAGCTTGTACTCATTGGTGGCCTTTACATCAAACTGACGCATCACGTTACCGTCAATGATGTATCTACCAGCTGCATTGGAGGCTGTGTACACGCCGTCCTGCCTCAGCTCATATGTCGGGATAGTGACATACTGTGGGGTAACGACGGCTCCACCAAACATCCTGTTAGGTTTTTCCGACAGCACACTCGTCGTGCTGTTTGGGGAAGAAATCTTGGTGATGCCGTTAATAGCAGCCCCATACGCCGCAGAGCGTTGCTTTGCGTATTCAGCTTCTGTTGCCGTGTTGGGGTTGTCATTGTATGCCTGAAAAGCCTTGGCATACTCAACGCCAACCACGGGAGCCACAGGAACGTTACGAGCACGCTCAATGCCTTCAGGTGTCTTTATGTACTTGCGCTGAGTTTCTTGCGACAAGAAAAAGTAGTTACCCTTTTGGATTCCAGAACGGACCTCTTGCTTAAGCCCGTCCCACCTCTTACGGACAGCCGCTTCCTTTTCCATTACGGTTCCTTGGGTGGAATCATAAGTCTTAGAAAGCTCGGTAATGCTGTAGATACGAAGCTGATCGTAAACATCCCCATACTCTGGGTTGTTGGTGTCAACCTCACCGTTCTCTTTCTTTCCAATACCCATGTACCCAGGAGCAACAGCAACAAACGCATCAATGCCGCTTGGGCCGCCGGAGAACTTAAGGACAGCCGCTTCGGAATCCAAAGTACCGGCCTTGATGTCCGCTTGGTAATCCTTAAGCATCTGGGCCTTAGCTTCATTGACCATCGTTCTGGTCATCTGCTGCACAGCCTGCTCATAGGCAGTTGGGTTATTTACAAAATCCTTCTTCATAGCCCTCGCTTTATCTGCAATGGCAACGGAAAGATCATTGCTAGCCTTGATAGCCGCCTGACTCATGTTGACCTGTGTGCGGTCATCAAGGTTGTATCCAGCCCAGGTAAAGTTGTTCAACCCAGCTTCAGCCAAGGCATCCTTAAGAAATGCCTGACCGCTCTTACCAAAGGCATCATCAATGGATGCCGACTGAGTAAGTAGGCGATTAGCATCAGAGATATGAAGGCCGCCGACATCAACAGCCGCATAAGCAAGAGCCCTGAACTGTTCGGTAGGAAGAGTCCGAGACAGCGGCTCAAGATAAAGAAGGGTGTTCTTGTCAGACGGCTTGGGGCTGTTCATGTTGTTGAAAACACTCAGCGCGTTCAGTCGGAGCTCACCAATCTGTGCTCCTGGGTGCTTCTTTGCAACCTCATCAACAGCATCAAAAAGTTCCTTCTCTGTAGTAAAGAGTGTCCCATTTTTGCTTCGTTCAGTGATTACATAGTTAAACGCATCCTTAGCGTTGTCCGTAGCCACTGCCTTACGACGCTGAGCGTTGGCAAAGTTCTTCTCATCAAACCGCTCACGGGCCACCTCAACATCCTCAGCAATCATTCGGATATCAGCAGAGAACCGTGTGGGAAGCTCTAGGTTACCGATGCGGGGACCCTTTTCAGATGCCATAGATCCCATGGCAGCAATGAGCTTGGTGGGGGTGTCATAGTCACCAGAAGAAATCGAACCCCTGGCCCACTTTGAAAAAGCATTCATCGCGGTCTCATAGCCACTGGTACCGAACTTCTGGTAGTACTGGTTGAGCAGATCGGCCGTCTGGGCCATAGCCTGGTCGGGGTCCTGAACAGTATTCCAGATACCAACCATGCTGTCCGACAGGTCATTGTCGTTCTTCTGCTTCAGCTTCTGTGTGCGAAGCGAGATCAGACGAGAGTCAAACTGAGCATCAATACTCTGCTTGGTGGCAAGGGCCGCCTTCTGAATGTAGTAACTGTTCTGTGGCAGACCCACTTCATTGAACAGCTCTTCCTTCTTCTTAAGCACGTCCTCAGGATTCTTCATCGTGCCGTCCTGGTTGGTCGGCTCGCTCAGTGCATCAAGATTCTCGTACAGAGCCTTGCTGTACTTGTCCATGACCATACGTTCACCGGCAGCCTCAAGGGTCGCCTGAGCACGCCACGGGGCAAACCCACCGGAATTCTCAATGGCCTGAGCGATCTTGCGCTGAAGGTCAGCCTCGTTGGTCGCAGTGGCAATCTCCATGGCACCAGCCTGCTGTTCCTGCTTGATGCCAAAGGCAGCGACATCGCTTGAGATGGCGTTCAGCTTAGGGCTAAGCTCAGACAGTGCCTTGTAAATCTCAGCAGACTTTGGAAGCTCAGGCTGAGCAAGGTTGGGCCGGAAGTAAGTATCAACCGGCGAAGCTGCTGGCTGAAAGATCCGGGTCGGAGAGAAGTCAGGGTTGTTGCGCTGCTGGGCCACGAATTAGCTCCTCGTCCGCATGATTTCGCGGGAGTACGGATTGAGGTAAAGGTTAGTAGCGAAGGTACCGACGTTTCCGCCAATGCTGAGACCAGTGGCCAGCAAGGACGGACTCTGGACAGGCTGCGGGGTAGCCGACAAGACGCGGCCCTGATACTCGCCACGCATGGCTCGCTTGGACTGTTCCATCTGGAATAGGTTGGCACGCTGCTGCTGCTGAGTCACGTTCAGGTAGTCAGCTTCCTTGCGGTAATAATCATTCATCAGGGCATCAACCGACAGGCCACTCACGCCGCCTTCAATGGACGACACGAGGGCTGCGCTGCGTGCCTCAGCCGACTGACGGGCAATCACCTGCATCTCCTGAGAAGCCTTCTTGGTCTCCTCCTGCTGACGACGGGAGATGTCCGAATACTGGGAAGCAAGCGACTGCTCAGCAATGGCCTGGTTGGCCGAGTAGACCTGGTTCTGGTAGTCACGCTGGGAAGAAGCCATCTGCGACTGGGTGATGTACCCCATGATCGGAGTAGCCAAACCCGCAAGAAGACTGGCTCCCATTGCAGCGTTCATACCCAGGGCTGCCAAGGGACTCACTGCCCAAGTGGTTGCCGCTGCAGTTGCACCCATAGATGCTGCCGCACCGGCTGCTGAACCCAGAGCTACTGTGGCTGCTGTACCGGCTGCCGCGCTTGAAGCTGCTGCTCCGGCTGCCGCGACGGGGACTGCTGCAAAGAAGCACATGTTTATTTGATCCTAATGAATTGATGGAAGAGCTCACCGTTTTTGCCACGGGGAGCTGTGTTTAGAAACTCAAAACCAAGCCACTTGAGCCAACGGACGTGCACAGTGTTCCTGACATCAACCCAGTTCCATAGAACGGGGTAGTCAGTGTGCAACTCATCCACACACCCAGGGACGATCCTGGCAGACCTGAGGGCCACCTTGGGAAACCCATCGGTGCCCACCAGCCAGCAGCACCCAACAAGAAGCTCATTGTCAAGGGTGTGCGGACCAACACCAAAAAGGGCCACGGCTGTATCGTTGTCATCAACAACGGCAAACACCTTGTCGCTGTAGATGCAGGAGCTGGCAAGGGCTGCCTTTGGGTCATACCCAAGGGCCTTTGCCTCCCTAGCATCATCACTCCGCATACCTTCAGAAACGGTGCGGATGTCCTTGATGTTGGCCTGTCTTACGACTTTATGCTCGCTGCGACCGTGTGACATAGCTCGCCTCAATCTCAGCCGACAAGATATGGAGGGGGAGGTGGTTATCGTTGATGATGTCGATACGCATCTCGTCATTCTTGCCGTGAACTGGGAACTTAAACGTACCAGAGTTTATGGGAACCGCAGCAATAACCGACAGGCCAGTGCCAAGGATCTTGCCGGTATATTCATACAGGTATACCGCAGATCCGAAACGGTTCACTACACGAGCTCGGAAGTACGAGGAGTCGCTGTAGACCAGGTACATGTTCCGCATTTGGTACCGACCTGAGGCATACACGGAGGTACCAGTGTTGCTCTGTTGCTTGATGTACTGGGTGCTAAATTCGTATCGACTGCTGTAGACCTCGCCGACCCAGACCTCAATCGCGCTGACATTGCCTTTGACAACAATGGTGTTTGCCACGGTACCACCGACACTACCAGCGGGGCGGCTACCGGTATCCGAGTTACTGAACTCGGACGTACCAACGCTGTTAAATGCCTGCACGTTGTAAGTGTAAACCACCCCAGCCAGTGCGGAAATGTCATCAAAGGCACCTTCGGTGGACGTGCCAATTCGTGCGGTGACACCGTTCAAAGTTCGCCAGACGACGTATCCGGTAGCATCCGCAACGGTATTCCAAGTGAGCTTAACGATAAGCGGGTGGGTAGCATCATTATCAGATGCCACCAAATTCAATGGACTTGAGGGTGGGGTAGGACCTCCACCACCTCCACCACCTCCACCTCCGCCGCCGCCTCCACCTCCGCCGCCAGATCCAGATCCATCCTCTTCAGGGAACTCGCTTCCGGGGTCACCGATTGAGTTGTCTTCGCCAGTACCTTCTCCGCCATTAGGACCGGAGTTGTCACCCTCAACCTCATTACCGAGCAGGTTTGGACTTCCTGGGATGTACACCGTATACGAGTAACCAGCTTCAGTAGTGCTGGTGGCCTGGGCCACAACACGCATACGGGAGTAGTTCTCAACGCTGTAGGGGATAGTGATTGTGGTAAGGTTCGTGGAGGAATCGTAAGTCTTGGTGACGGGCTTAAACCGGCGGTCAAGGCAGGTCACAAATGAACTGTTCTCATCCCGCCGGTTGGGCTCCACAGTAATCTTCTCAAGGTAAAGCCCATCGGTTCGTTGAATGGCAACGTACAAAGTTGACTTCATCCAGGTAATGCCACGGATCTCTCCACCGTTAAAGCTCCAGCGGGACCACGAAGACTGAACCCGTTCGTTACCGCTGGTCAACCACTTGTAAACGTACAGGTTGAATGGTTCCTGGTCCGTAACACCGATAAGGATGTTGTCGTGGGTAGACCCAACGATCTGGCGGAGCTTGCCATTGATGTACTTGGGAACGTGGGCCGAGATATCCGGTGCGGTCAGCGTGGCGTTATCGTTGGGGTTCGTGATCATTTCACGGACACCAGAGTAACCACCACGGTCAAACCCAAAGAACACACTCTCGGCAACTACCACTGGACGGCAGTACGACAGGGTGTCATAGTTGCCCACCACGTTAAGCGTAGCAGTCTTGGGGGTCAACGCCGGGGTACCAGACAGAACAAACTGGGTCTGGTCAGAGAAGACCACCAACCGCTCAGCAAACGGAACCGCATGGCGGAAGACCGTGATGGCTGGGTAAGACGACCCAACGTCAATGGGGTCAGAGTCCAGGAGCGTGGTGACAGTGCTTCGGAAGAAGTTGAAGTAGTTACCAGCTTCGGACAGGACAATGGCTTCCTGGCAGAGGAACCCAAGGCGACCACGGAACAGGAAGATGTCATTGATGGTCTTACCGATAAAACTCGGGTTGGGGTTAGATGAGGCATCACCAACAGAGCGACTAGTCCACTTGTTGGCTGTGTTGGCAAAGCTGCTGTACTGGGTACCGTCAAGACGCTTGAAGACAAACTCAGTGGACGACACGCGGATAAGCGCGTGAGGCATTGTGTTGTAGTTGTAATGCTGGACCGTGGACGGACCAATGGTCTCAGACCAAAGACCTTCGCTGAGGGTGCTCGTGGTGTCCTTGGCAGCGAACTTCACATAGTAATCATCTTCAGTGGAGTCCGGAAGACCGTCCACACGAACGATCATGTTGTTCGTGGCTACCGAAGGAAGGTCGCTGAACGACTGCACAGAGTTCTTGATGAGACCGATACCAGATTCACCGAGGCCGCTGTTAACGGTCATGTCGAATGCGGCGGTCTTTGAAATGTAAGTTGTATAGGAGCCTGCACCACGGGTAACAGTCCATCCATTTCCTGAGCTACCACCATTGGTAACGAAGGCAGCCTTTAGTTCAGCCATGATGGAAATAACATCAGCATGGGAAACATTGTTAAACGACTCACCATCAAATGTTGAGTTATTGTGCTTGTCTGCGCCGCTCTTCATTTCAGCGGCGACAGTGCCTGCAATAGCATACTTAGTGCTATATGCACCCTGCTTGATCCACACCAAAGCCTCGTTAACAGCCGCTGCTGTTGCCGTACCAGAGTCCATGCTGACAGCCGTATCGGTGTTCAGGATGAACGTGTAGTCAGCCACAGACACTGCCTTGAACACCGAGTCTGCCTTGGTTGACGTGAGGTAGGTCGGAAGACCTCCAGTCAGGTGCACGTTGCTGTGAATGGTCACCGTCATGGTGGTGGTGGTGCCATCATCATTGATCCGATACACCCCAATGCCACCACTGCGGATCACCGCAATGTAACGCTCAGTACCATCCCCACGGTCAATCGCGTGCACCGTGGCCTTCCCTGCGTCACCATCAATCAACTTTTGAACATGCTCAGTGGGTGGACGCTTGCTAAGGCCCTCAACCGGCGAAGCGTACATGTTCTCCTGAGCTTCGGCCTGGGTCTGAAACCTCAGAGCAGGGGACTGCTGGGAGATGCCGTTAAGAAGGTTGGCAATGGAAAGGGTAATAAGACTCATTGGTTATCCAGTGAAGTCCTCGGGGTAGTTGCGATCAATGATTCGGTACGTTGAGTAGTTGTCAAAGATGGTGCGATCAGCAGTCTCGCCATCGTACTCACGGAGCTTGGTGAGAGCAAACACCTCGTCACGCAGAGTGAACCCATGGTGCTTCTCAGAGCCCACCATGCGGTCACCAAAGGTGCGTGCAGCGCGGATCATGATGTACCCACGGGCTGCCTGAGGGATTTCCTCCCAGTCCAGACCGTAGATGACGGTGGCCTTGATGGTGTTCTCAAAGACCGTGGTCTTGTTCTTCTTGTCCCACAACTTGTTGCCACGGAGAACAACCTCAAAGTTACCACGGTTGACTCCATCGACATCGACCATGAGGGCGTTGGGCGAGACCACAATCTCACCGCTGCTGGGATCTGGGACCAGCTCAACATCCTCCTCGGTATTCCAGTGCCACCCTTCAGACTGAACCGAAAGGTTAATCTCATCCAGGATCTGAATAGCCAAGGCTGTATCGGCAGAGTTGTAGCCAGACAGAGAACTGATCGGGGAACACCCGATAGTGCTCAGCATGGTGTTGATAGCCTGAAGCTTGGTGGTTGGAGTAAGAGCCATGGGCTCTCCTTTACTTCAAAAGGGCGGCGATGATGAGACTACCGACTGCACCGTAGCCGGTGGTCTTAAGGTGGGCGTTTGTAACAGTATCGTAATAGCTGTTGCTATTGAGATAAGAGTACGGAGAGACCTCATTCAAATCAATGAATGAAAGTTGATTAGACGGGCCGAACGTAGCCCCACTCTTTGCAGCATTACGACCGGCTGCCATGCCATCAGGATCGGCCTGCGGATGGCTCACAGTGAGAAGGAATGCCAAATCAGATTGCGGGTACCCAAGAGAATCCCACTTATTCTTAAAAGCAGAGATGATGGTATTCGCGTTGGTCGCCCAATCTCCAATGTTGGTGGAGTCGTTTGCTCCAGTGTTCACAAAAACAACAACCCTTCCTGTTCCGCCAGCATCAATCTGACGTTCACGAATCTCCTTTAGATAGGTCTTAATCGTGTCACCAGAGTTAACAATGCCAGCAGCAATGGTGCTAGTGGATGCTCCAGAGTAATACGAAAGAAGGTTGACAGCAAAACCCTTAACCTGTCGATATGCGGATTCAAACAAGAAACCCGCTGGGCCAGTAACACCATAGGTAGCCCCATAAAAAGATCCGTACTTACCAAACCGGATCGCGGTGTTCCTTGATGCGTTTGCGGCAAGGTCAAGCGTTGCTGTTGAATATCCAACGGATGCTCCACCGGCATTTGTTTGAATAACGCTGGTGTTGGCAAGAAGAGACCCGCCGTTGACGTATGAGATCAAACTGAAGCTTCCGCTTCCAGAAGTAAAAGTCACATACCCAACGCGGTACTTAAAAGCTGACTTCACATCCAGGGGGGAGTCGGCACCGATTTGCAAGTAGAAAGTTGTTTGCTGCTGGGAACCGCTTGCAATGTACATCCAGTCAAGACCGTAATTATCTCCGCCCGGACAAAGTTCATAGTTTGCGTTGTTCCACAGGTTGTTAATGGCGGTGATTCCTGAGGACGATCCGGTTGCTGCAAAAGCTGCACCTCCGTTATACCCGCTAGCTCTGCCGCAATATGGGTCAATCTTCAAGCCTTCAATTCCAGCCACAAAATTTGAAGCGAGGCTTGATGCGTTACTCATTGTGCTGCAATACAGGCTGGTGCTGTAAGCCAAAGCACCGGCATCCAACATGCCCTTCTCAAGTGAATAAGTAAATCCAGAGTTGTTTGTTCCGCCGTTACTATCAGCAATCACAATGAAATCAACACTGTCCTTTTTGTTCTTAGCGTCCTTGATAAACTGATTAACCTGGACAGACCCGTAAGCACCAACAGCTTTCTGGTTAAGGGTGCTGGTGACATACCCACGGGGGTTACGCTCGTTGTTGCTGGGATCGAAAACTGCTGGCATGTTGTTCCTTGTTGTTTATGGTTGAGTGAGGAATAGGCCAAGAGCCCTTTCGGTACTCTTGGCCATTTGTATTTTTAAACAGTATCAGACAGTATCAAGGAGTAGCCAGAACCACCGACGACTCGGGACGCAGGATGCCCGAACCCATGGCGTACTTGGCCACCATCAGGTTACCCTGAAGGCGGATGTCGTACTCGCTCTCCATAGCCAGATCCATCAGCTTCACCGTACCGATAGCACTCTTGTGGAATGCAACGCAGTTGACCTTCGTGAAGTTGCCGTGGTAGGCGTTCTGCTGGCTGGAGGTGCTGACGTTGGTCTTCAGAACGCTGGCAGCGTTGTTGCTCTTCACCAGAGCGAAGCCAGCCACCTTCAGAAGCTTACCCTCGTAGTACGTTCCGTTGCTGTCGCCACCGAAGTCGCGGTCGATCAGGGCCAGACCCTGGGTGCTGTTCACGATGGTCCAGTAGTCATCGGGGGTGACCACGGCAAAGCGGTCTTCGCTCGGGACGTTGTTCTTGTCCAGAGCAGCAGCCGCCTTGTACAGACCATCCACGATACCAGCACCAGCATACGCAGCGTCCGCAGCAACGCTGTTCTTAGCAGGCATACCAGCGGTGGCCGAAGCCTGACCAGCCAGAATCGCCAGACCAAGCAGGTTCTTATCGAACTGGTTGGCCAGTGCACGACCGATTTCCTGGGCGTAGATCGAACGCACATCGTAGTGGTTCTTCATCTCGTCCAGCTTGTCCACGAACACGCTCGACAGGAGAAGCTGATCAATGTAGATGATCTTCTCGTTGTGCTTGATGTTCTGGAGGTAGCTACCTTCCACGGCAATATCCTGGCCGGGAGTGTGGTAAGCCACGCCAGCCACGCCGCTGGTGGGGAACGAAGCCGACTTGCCGCTGGAAATCGTGCGGATCATCTGCTTGTCCTTCATCACGGTCGTCGTTTCAAACGCCTGAAGGACTTCACCACCGAACACCTGGAGGAAAAGCTTGTTATCGTTTTCCCAAGTACCGGTCACGTTGTTGGCGCGACCGCCGAAAGTAATACTAGTAACTGCCATTGTATGGCTCCTTTAAGTAACAGAATGCGATTGACAAGGGACAGCACAAAGCTGCCCCAAACAGGGGATGCTTTTTCCCTCGACCGTGGTATGACAGCCGCAGCGTGCCAAAGACGATCTTACGGATTAAGCTTAGGGTCTTTAGAAGTAGCTCCCTCAGGAGCCACATACCCAGCGTACCAACCCTCGGGTAACGCTACGGTATTGGATGACAGTTCCCATTCGGAACCGTTCCAGAAATAGACATGGCCCCGGACATCAGGGCCAAGTCTTACTAGATCATGGTCTGCCGGGTGGACGAACACGACCCGTGTATTGTTGCACCCGTTTAGAAAACCGGTCGTAGACATTGCCAGGACCAGCAGGGGCATCTTTCGCAAGCGTGCGTTCATTGGCGCGTTCCCATATCCGACAGACCAATTCCTTAACAAGGGCTTGAATGGCAACCACAATGGCTGCCCACATTCAATAACCCTTCTTCATCTGAGCGTAGGCTTCCTTGGACACCGTTGACTTAGACTTCGGTCTACTGGTGCCAGCCTTCTTGCGTCGGTTAATGTTGATAACCAAAGCGTTCTTCTTCTTCATATTAGCATCCCCACCTTTTTCGTGCGGCCTTTCCTCGTTCACCCTTCCAAGAACTGCTACGAGCGCAGAAGGACTTATGGCGCGGATTGTCCTTATCCTTGGTAGGAGCCTTCAGGTTAGATCCTGTGGCCTTGTTGTACTTAGCCCGACCCTTGGCAGTGAGACCAGCACCCTGAGATACAGGAAGCTTTTCTCCTCGGCCAATCGAAAGGTTGGGGCTACGTCGGTACATTAGCTGTTCTTCTTCATTGACAGACGTGCGCCGGTATAGCCAAGGGCCACCAGAGCAGCCGTGGCGGTACCCAGGATCTGGTTCCAAGCACCTTCCATGGGGACCAGGCCGCTGGCCTGAATCGCACCAACGGCAACAGCAAGCAGGCTCATCCAAAACTCAGTCGTCTTATATCCAGGCTTAGCTTCCATTGTTTGTCCTTTCAGATGCTGTTGGAAGTGGCAACACGACGGGCAACCTCTTCGCGGTATGCCGGGTCATTCTTGTATCGCGGATCAGACATGGCCTTGACCATCTCTGCCGTGCTGGCAAAACCAGAAGTCTTAGCCGGTCGGCCAGCGATCAGCTTGGGCTCGTTGTTGTTGGCAACGAAACGGGCATGAAGACCCTGGACTGCGAACAGCATTTGGCTGCGGTCACCAGACTCAACAGCCTTGTTGTACGCCAGAATCTCTTCCTCCTTTAGACTCTGGCGTGCCCAGTCAATGACCTTGTTGTACGAGTCCTTACCACCAACCGCAGACAAAACCTCTGCCTCGGCCTGGGTCATCACGGCCTGCTGACCAGCAATGAACTGATCAACGATGTCCTTGCTAATACCCATCTTGGCCAGTTGATCGTAGGACTTGTCACTCAGCTTTCCGCTGGTGAAGAACTCCTGAGAGAACTTACTCAGCTTGTCCGAAGACTCAGCCACTTCAGCCTTTGGGTCAACGTCGTCTTCCTTGTCCTCGTCACCGGTCTTCGGGTCAGCCTTAGAGCTCAGCTCGGCATAAGCCTTGGCCAGCTCCTCGGGGCTGTTAAAGCCCTCAGGAAGCCACTCAGGGCGATCCGTCTGCTGGGCCTCAGTGCCATCGGCTTCTGCCACGGCATCGGTCTGAGGGGCTTGCTCCTTGTTCATCGCTTCCTGCTGGGCAC